CTTCCCACTTGGCATGCTGCTTCCATTAGACACGGCAAAATCTTGATACCATCCATGCTGATTGTATCAAAGTGCACAGTCTCTCCAACCCGCTTCTCAAATCGGGCGCGACGGACTTGTTCGATTGGTATGTCTATGCCGTTATCGCCATACTCGAATACGCCATCTCTCGATGCCTCAGCACGCTCGCAAACATCGTCCCAAGACCACGCAAGCAATTCCTCGCTGCGCAAGGGAACACTCCATCGAAGAACGTGTTGTTTAGCGTTGAAGGAGTTCGGAATGCGAATCATCCTTGCCATGTCGAATGGGACAGTGGGGTCCATACAAGTGAGGTCAAGGTCCCTCTTCCAACCGTTAACAACCTTCTTTCCAGCAGCCTTGATGAGGGAGACTTCACTCCCTGTCGCTGGGCGATGCACGGTGCTAAGACGAACCCAAACATGGAATCCATTACCACTAAACCAAACAGCGTGATGGACGTTCTTCGACATCAACATCTGATGAAGTCGTCGGACTTGCTCAAGGACACGGTCACCACTAACGTCAACGACTTGTGAGCCGACTCTCTCTTTACGGTCGAAGTCAATAACAAAATGACGGACGATAGCAGTGTTGTATTCACCGCGTCGTCCGTTAGGCTTGACTGCTCTGAATCCATATACAGACATGTAAGAACATTGGCAGTTCCTTTGCGCAGACCAATATGATTCCATCTCGTTACCACTGTGGACTACCTTTCTGAATAGACCTACTTCTCTCGGAAAATCAAATGTGAGTAAACTCATTATGTCTCCTCCTCGTGAAAGTATTCTCTAAGAGTGGTTTGGCGATATTCTGTTTGGTCGTCTCGTAACGAAAGTGGATTAGGCATACCTGTATCAATCCATAACGATAACTTCTGCCAAACCTCAACGATTTCTATTTCCTCATCGAAGTAGTCAGGGTCAAGTCTGATGAATATCTCAGCGCCCGGTAATCTTTCGATGATGTATCCCTTTTTCATATTACGTCCTCCCCACTCAACTCTAATCTTGATATTAGTCTTCTCTTGTAGTGCTGCCTCTAATAGGAATGTAACTGCATTTCTTTTGTTCATGTGCTCACCTCCGCTTGAAACTGTGGGCAGTATTGCATATAATCACACCGCGCACATTTCCATCCTTCTCTACTTCCAGAGTTAACCATATCGAATTGCTCATTAAGATACATCTTAACTAATTTACCAAGGCGAACCTTCATGGCTCTCTCGCTAACTCTTTTGCATTCCTCGTAAGTCACATGGTCTGCTGCACTGTAACGCCATCCCCAATGAGTAACGTCTCCAGTAAGACCTTCTTTAGCAAGCACAGCAGGGTCGGTCATTTCAATGAGCATCTTGTAGTAAGACATCTCCATCCTCATCTCTGGTAACTTATACTGTTCACTCCATTTACCTGTCTTCAACTCCATAAGGCCAAGACCACCGTCTTCATCTCTGAATACTCGGTCAATGATACCCACCAGTCGAACAGGAACTCCTTCGATTTCACTTTCTACATCCAAACGAACTTCATTTGCAACAGGCATAAACTTCTCAGGGTCTGATATCATAAGACGAGCAACTTCATTCTTCATCATCCAATCGATATTGAGATTGTAGTCACGCTCGTAAAACGGTTCATCGCGATTTTCTTCTCGACGACCTGCAATTAGTTCTTCTTTGTTGGGAAGAAAGCCGCGCAGTGTTGTTTCTACAGAACGGTTATTGCCTGAGAGAGCACTCTTGCGCAAGTCTGAAAGTATATCTGTATCAATACGGTCGTAGTATTCTTCTATGGCTCTATGAACATCATCTCCTGTAATCAACCAGTGATGCTTCTCTTCTTCGATATCATGAATCTTACTAAGAAACATTTGCTGTGCGCACCACTTAGTAGATGTTAGTGTAGATTTACTAACACGGATAATGATGCCATCTTCTCCCATCTCAGGAGTCCATGCGTATGAAGACCCATCAGGATAAATGCGATTCATTCTTCTTCCTCCAAAAGCATATGGTGTTGTAGAAAATAATTTTCTTCCCACTTGGTTGTGTAATTACCTCGGATATTTTTGACCACAAAAACAGTTACGTCTTCTTTGTATTGCGTAGGCTCTTTTTCTGTTATGACCTCTACAATCTCAACAATAGTTTTCACATGTCTGTTCTTCCATTTTGTTCCTAGCATCATTCTTCCCCCAACATCTTAGTTAGTTTCTCGATAACGACATAACGAGAGATATGTGGACCTTGACCCTTCTTATAGAAGGAGATGACTTCCCTCAGTTGATTTTTCAAACCATCACATCGGCCTCTGTAATAAGCCTCCTTTGCTAAGAGTTCAGTCAAATCATCCTTGGTTATTTTTATTGTATCATAATCGCTCATTCTTCTTCCTCCATCATCATACGAAGTAATATCAAGTATCCAATGAGGTCATCAATGATATCGATATCACTCTCAATGCTATCGTTACCACGCGCAAGGCGAGATAATTTATCATCGATGCGAACACGAATGCCTGCTTGCGAATCTAACTTTGAGAATACGCGCAGGGGTTGTTGGACACTATCTCCATACTGCTCGTTTTTGATTCTGAGCAGATTTACTACACGAGCAGCAGTCTCAGCGACGCGCTTTGCGAAGTCAGACATTAGCCCCACCTCTTGTTACACTCACGGCAGAGTTGAGATATTGGGTGTCGTGGACCCGGCTTGCCGCATACAACACATCTCTTCATACTGGGCATTTACCATCACTCCATTCGTCTATTGTCGTCTGTCTTGTCGTTCCTGTTTTCATTCCCCATTGGGTTAATTTCTTCTGCAATTTACCACCATCCGTAGTTCTTTGGTCGTGGAGCACCAAGCGCCCCATCAAGGTCCCATCCGAGCACTTTGTAGATGCCCTTCAACTTAGCCCCAATCATCTTATCGATGATGGTGCTTGTATCTAACGTGAACCCTGAGACCTCACTTGGTTCACGAAACGCGATTATCTCTGTTGGCTCCATGCCTCCCGGCACTTTGTCGACGTAAGTCCACTGCACTGAGTCTCCTTCATCGAAGGGTTCGTATGCTATGTTTCTGTTATAGTAATCAGCAGCCTTGCTTGCACCACTCAACGTCTTATACTGTTTAATGGGCATACCAAGCCTTGTGCTCATGGTTACTTCTCTCCAATCTATGTCGCCAGTCTTGATTCTGCGCACGATAGGAAGAACATGTTCTCTGATGTCTTGTTCAGATGCACCATCGAATATCATATTCAGAACATCTTTCTGAATGCCCTTTGTTATTGGAGCCAGCGCAGACCCTTTGAGGAAGTTAGCACTCTTGACCTTTCCAGCATCCTCTACAGGATAAGCGACACGTCCAGCGTAGGCGTTTGCTCCAACTAGAATCCAACGTGGCATCCATGCCTCTAATTCAGCCACCAATTCCTTGTTGCCTGTAGTCTCTTGAACTACCTTCGTAATGGCCTTAGCAAGGTCCTCGGCTTCTTCTTGAGGCACCTTGATGAAAGCGGAGTCTGTGAAACCATAGAGAGTCTCGTATCCCATATCTGTTGCTACCTTATCGAGTAGACGAATACACCTACGTCCTTCGCTAGTAATGGTGTGGGCGATATCAGCATCAGCCCACCCATATCCTACATGAGCAGTCATACCATACAGTGATGCCATGACGCGCTTTACTGCTGATTGAGTTGTATTCCACGCAGCACGCTCTGAGTCTGTCTCTGCATCTCTCATTCGTCGTTTACATTCAGCACGATAATCGAATAGGTAATCGACTACTTGGGGAAGTATGCCCTTTTGAGTTTGGTCCCAGTAAGACCCGTTATCTAATTTGATAATGCCGGGTCCGGGCTCGCTTCTCTTTGTCGTATAGCATAGATTGTATCCTGTGATAAATGATGGATACATTCCTTTGTAATCTATGATGCCTACATTCTCATAAAGACCGGGGTCCTTGAGAATAAACTCAGCACCCTTCAACTCCTCCTTCTCTACATGAGTTCTTGATGGAGACTTGAGTTCTGTTCTGCGCGAAAGTAATCCACGAGCGAACTTTGTAACATTCGTTGTTGACTGCATGCTTACTCCGCAGAGTCGAACCATCTCAACATAGAAGTCTGTAACATTGCGAGCCTCATCGATACCTCTGAGTAACTCTGTATCAAGAAGACAATAGTCGACGAAGTCTCCCCAGTATTCATACCATCCATTATGGACACTCATCCCCTCTATCTCCTCAGTTAACTTAGAGCCAAGTTTGAGATGCTCAGCGATAGTATTCAACTTTAGATTGGGTAGTTGTCCTCCACCACTATCTTTGTAGACGCGCTCAAAGCCAGTTCCTGTCTTCTCACGAGCAGCAGTATCAAACTGCCAACGTCCAGCAATAGGTTGGTCGGTAGGGTAGTAGGAGTCCTCTCCTCTCTTGGGTCTGCGCACGAATCCTAGTGGACTCAAGCGATTGGATTTATTGATTCGATTGATGAGATGCGGGATATCGAAGAAACATCCTGCATGAGCAATCATCATGTCTGGGTCTCTTTCGTGAAGAAAGTCGATGAAGTTCTCATGCAACTGCTTCTCACTGAAACACAGATGTAGTTCATACTCTACATCGCGAACCTTTCTACGGTGTAGTTCTCTGCTTCTCCCTGTTAGAGGATATGGACAGTTGGTTCTCTCATCAGCCCATGCGAATACAACAGGCATATCGAGGTCGCTATCAATGACTGCAATGACCGTCGTGAAGTTATCATCACCTGTATTGCATTCGATATCATACCACCACTTACGAGGCTTCCAGTCAGGCATCTCAGGAACATTCTCCATGAGCCACTGGTCAACGAAAGGTATGTCTGCTTCGTATGTCTTGTCGAAGAACTTACTCATGCGCGTAATGTCGAATGGGTTGTCTGTCTCAATCTTGATGAGTGGTGTCTTATCCAACCCTGTTGCTGTTATGTCCTTGCGCACGGCTGTTCCGGGGAACGACCGCTTGAGTCGCTCTAGTCGGAAGTCAGGTGTGTCCGCAGGCACCCAGAAATAAGGGTGGAACTCCTCTCTCCTCTCAATGAGGTTACGGTCTTCATCCCTGTATCGGGAATAAATAATCGGGCATTCTCCATCTCTAAATATTGTATCTACTATCATCAGTAATCATCCCAGTCGTGTATTAGTGGGTCGGTCTCAGATATCCTAAGTATTGCATCACAGTCTAAACAGATGCAAGCCCAACCGTTAATCGGGTCAGCATCAGGGTTGTTGTATTGACTATAGTAGCACTCATGCATCTTCTCCCATGTGATGTTTCTACAATCACATTCTTCATCTTCTATCTCATTCTCTTCTTCACTCATCTTATTCACCATCTTGGTCTAATGCAATCAACAGGAAGTCCTTGTCCACATGGCGTAGAACCATGATGAAACCATCACTCGTGAACACATCTACAGCACCAGTAGGAACTGTCGCCATAAGTTCAGGAAGCCACTGTCCAAACACCGAAGAGGAGTCCTCCCCATCATGTGTATGAAGGTCAGTGGCTACACTCATGCGCACCCCTCCTTTCTTACCTGCTTCTACAATGAACTGTCCTTCCGACGAATCATACTGTGTCGTGTAAATCATATCTTTACCGACAACCTTCTGCATACCTGCAATCTCTCCTAACCACTTGGAAGTGGTGGAGAAGTATGTCTTGAGCGCCTTTCCTTTGAAGGACTTCCACTGTGTATTCTCTCCGTCTTCAACTAAGACATTCATGTCCTCTATGTTGAGACCTGAGCGTATGTATTTAGAACTAGGCACATCGATGCTACTCATCCCACAAGAGACCTGTAATCTGTCCGGTCTCTGCCATAGTCGAACAAAGGATTCCTTAGGTTGCACCTTTAGGAACGATAGCACAGTGTCGATATCAGAGAAGAGAATCTCTCCCTTCTCCTCTACGTCACATGCCTCAGACCTATACAGTAGGTGTGTGGGTGTCCCCACTCCTCCTCTGAGAGTCGACTGTTGGGCAACAGCCCGGAGGTCACCGACCCCCGGACCGAAGCCACTGAGAAAGGACTTGAGTAGTCCTCCGCTGATGTTGACTCTTGCTCCCATCAGATTTCACCGCGCAGTTCGGGTAGTCCGTGCCACTGCGCAGGTTTTCCTGTCTGAGTGACCATGACTGTGCGTCTCTGGTCTACAAGGTCAGAGTTAGTTCTCCACTTGTGGAACTCAGCCTCATAGCGAACTTCTCCAGTCTTAGCACCTGTATCATCACGAACAGGAGTTTTGTGCATACACACAATCTGATGAAGATAGTTGCCCATCTGCTTCTCCCAGTCTGGTTTGTATTCACCAGATGGTTTGTGACCATCGTATTCTTCTTTGAGGTGAGTCTCTACGAAAACGCGAACACCATGACTCATTAGTTGACGACAAAGAGCCGTGAGCATATGGAATCTGGTAGAACGTATCTGCCAGTTGAATCGCATACCCACTTTCTCATGAGGTTTGACTTTCGCTCCGATACCATCAGGAGCAGTCCCAAGGTCTTCGATGAACATACAGTTCTTTGCTACTGTATCCCAAAGGTCAAGGGCTGTGACCAGCACAGTTCCTAGTTTGGGCCCAGTGTAGTCAGGCTCCTTCTGTCGCTCTGCCCAGTCAACTGCTTCGTTCATGATATCAATAACTCTCTGGTGAGTGTTAGGATAGTGAACCGCATCTCGTGTCCCCTTTTGAAAGACCCATGGGTTTAGCGCACGGATGTTGTGCATCTTGTCTCTGTAGTAAGAAGAGCGTAGAGTCTTCCCGCCATTATCGAAGTCGACGATGAGTATGTTCTCATCATCTTTGATGCTATCAAGAACAATGCCTGTCTTGCAAGTGCCTTCGTGACCAATGATACCACAGAAGACAGCAGACTCTGTTACTTCATTCGCGGCGCTCTGAATCTCTCCCCAGATAGAGCCTCCCGCTGTAGGAGAGGGAGGGGTGGCCGGAGCCACCTCCTCCACTGCTTCCTCCTCTACAGGAGGGTTCTCCTTGAGGTTTTTGAAACCAGCCATTACTGTCCGCCTCCGAACTGTCCGAGGCTTGTGTTACCACCTTCTCCGCCAGCGATTGATAGGCGAGGCACAGCATAGACACCAATTGCCTTTACTGTAGGTGCATCACCATCATCGTTTCTCTTGATACCCAAGCGACCAAAGATGAGCACAGTAGATTTGACTGCGTATGGTTTCCATCCGTCGTCGCTCAAGAAGTCGAATGCGTGGTTGTTCTGAACAAGATGTCCATGAACTCTCACACTAACTTCACGTCGATACATGTTGTTAGAGAACTCGCGCTGTAGAGCAAAGGAGGATACGCGCATGGTGTAATCCTTACCTGTTGGGTCATACTCGCTGTCCCATCCTGTAGCGTTGATATCTGTGACTCTTCCCTTGATGACTACCAAAGGTCCAACCTTGTTATCGATACCCGCAATGTGCTCAGACTTGTCCTCATAGACATCCATCAAGTCAACCATGTTTTCAACATAGCAGTCAAGTGCAGTCATGAAAGTTTCAGCCTTGAGTAGGCCACGGTCTTCCTCATCAACGAAGTCGTTTGTGTAGACAATGTTGTCGAAGAACTTGTTGGCCCCACTGTAGGAATCTTCCCAGCCGGGGTTTACGCTCTTACGCTCTCGCACCTTAATTCGGCATGGTTCACCGATGCGAACAGTCTTGCTTACAGATTCAACATCGCTACCTGTTACAGTAATGCGCAACACTTGCACATCATCCATTAGGTCCTCTTGAGTGTTACCCGCAAACCTGTATACTCGTGACCATAGAACAGGTCCGATAGGTTCACCGTGTCGTGCCCAATCTGGGTTGTCTTGTAGTAGAGCAAGAGTCATCCCGTTATCCCGAACAAGGAACCACGGGTCAACGCCTTCCTCAAATCGGTCTTGTGTTGAGGCGACCACTCCGTTTGCCTTCTCTAGCATCCACACGCCATTCTCTACGAATGCTCGTGCTACCTTTCCACTTTGGATTGCAGCGTTGATGTCCTGCCTCGCAGCAATTAGTGCAGTCAATCTTTGCACTTCACGCTTGTCTCTTACCTTTGGCTCAGGGCCAAGGAACATTCCTACAAGTTCAGATGTGTTTGCTCCACTTGAAGTCATCACACGCTTCTCTACCACGAATGTCTCCGCAGCGTCGAGGATGAAGTCCTCGTCTTCGTCAGTCACACTGGTTATACCGAGCGCGTCTGCGCAGTAGGACAGGAACTCGGCCTTCGCCTCGTCCTCCGTCTTGCCGTGCAGTTCGGCCCACCAGTGCAGGCGTTCCAGCACATCTGCGCTGAGTCCGCCTTCGTCGTTCTTATTTACATTCAGTCCAGTCATTTTCATTCACCTTTTCCTTCTTTTTTGTCGTTCACCCCGCGATGCAGGGAGGCCATCGTGCCCACTAACCAATCTATGAACCCTTCGTCACCGAGGGGCCATTGGTGTGCGGCCAAGACTGCGTCTCC